AACTCAACCGTGGGCGAACTTGCCACCGTTGAGGTCACCTTTACAGGTGGCACATGGGTTCGTGACGTAACCGCACCGTAAACCCGTAAACCTTCAGGAGAAACAACATGAAGATCACACTCGCAGTCGAACAAACTGACGGCCTCACCTACGAGGTCACCACCAATCTGTTTTCTATTGTGGCACTGGAGCGCAAGTTCAAAATTCGCGCTTCTGACCTTGCCTCCGGTGTCGCAATGGAGCACCTCGCTTTCCTTGCCTTTGAAGGTGCAAAGCAAAACAGCATCACCGTGCCAGCAGTCTTTGATGACTACATCAAGAAACTGGTGTCAGTAGAAGTTGTAAACGAGGACGCTGCAAACCCTACGCAAGAGGCTCTTACCTCCGAACCATCTGCGAGTTAGCAGTTGAGACGGGGTTTTGGCCTCACCAAATCCCATTCGATACACAAGAGCTGCACACCATGTTGGATGTGCTGAAGAAAAGAGCAAAGGAGAGCAACCGTGCCCGTAAGTAACGACATCAGTGTTTTAGGCATCAACGAAGCAATCCGATCTCTTAACAAGATTGAGCCTGGACTTCGTAAGGAGTTCAACAATGAGGCTCGTGCTATTGCTGCCCCAGCAACTGACGCTGTGCGCTCTGCGTATCGTTTTGTTCCCTTGTCCGGTATGAACCGCCAGTGGGCTGGCCCAGCGGTTAAAGGTCGCAAGGTGTTTCCGTGGAATCTCGACAAGGCTCGCAAAGGTGTGGACGTGGTGTTTAACACTGACCGCCGTTCTCTTGGGACGATTAACATTGTCCAGCGTGACACGGGTACAGCCATCTTCGAGACTGCTGGACGCAAGAACTCAAACCCGTTAGGCGATGCGCTTGGGCCTGTTCAGCCGGGGCGCACTCGAGTCATCGGGCCTGTTGTTTACAGCAAGGTGAATGAGATCACAGCTGTGATGGAGAAGTTTGCTATCAGTATTGTCCAGCGCGTAAACCGAGAGTTGAAGAACTAATGCTTTCTATCCCTATTGTTTCGTCCTTTGATAACAACGGAATCAAAAAGGCAATTCAAGAGTTCAAACAACTTGAGGGTGCTGGCGAGAAGACAAAGTTTGCTTTGAAGAAGGCTTTGATTCCTGCTACCGCTGCTGTGGCTGGTTTGGGTGCTGCTTTGTTTGATGCCACCAAGGGTGCGATGGAGGACGCTGCTGCACAGGATCTGCTTGCGAATAACTTGCGCCGTGCTACTGGCGCTACTGAACAACAGATTGCAGCCAATGAGGATTGGATCAGCACACAAGGCACTTTGCTCGGGGTTACCGACACAGAATTGAGACCCGTGCTGGCGAAACTCGCCAAAGCAACAGGTGATGTCACGAAGGCTCAGCAGTACGCAAACGCTGCCATGGACATCGCTGCCTCGACTGGTAAGCCCTTAGCGTCCGTTACAGATGCCATTGCGAAGGCGATGGGAGGCAACCTCACCGCGTTAGGCAAATTAGCTCCTGAGTACCGTCAGATGATTAAGGACGGCGCTGACTTTGAGACCGTCATGTCACTGATTGCTGACACCACTGGCGGTGCTGCAACCGAGGCTGCAAACACGGCTCAAGGACAGTTCAAACGTCTTGGTGTTGCTTTTGATGAAACCAAAGAGTCCATCGGCGCTGCACTACTTCCAGCGATTGAGAAACTACTGCCATACCTGACAAAGTTCGGTGATTGGGCTGCTAAGCATCCGGGCATCATCATTGCTGTCGGGGCTGCTTTTGGCGTACTTGCTGCATCGATTATGGCTGTCAACCTTGCGATGTCTTTGAACCCTGTCAGTTTGATTGTGATCGGAATTGTCGCTTTAGGAGCTGCACTTGTTGTTGCTTATAAGAAGTTTGAGGGTTTCCGCAACATCGTTGACGCAGTCTTTGAGGGCATCAAGTTTGGGTTCAACATTCTTAAGACGTATTTCACAACCATTCTTAATATTTACAAGACCATCTTTAACGGCATTGCAACGCTGTGGAATAACTCAATTGGCAAGTTGTCGTTTAAGTTCCCGTCTTTCGTGCCGGGTCTTGGAGGTAAGGGCTTTGATGTGCCGAACATTCCGATGTTGGCGCAGGGTGGCATCGTCACTTCTCCAACCCTCGCACTCATTGGTGAGGGCAATGGCCCTGAGGCTGTAATCCCTCTTGACCGTATGGGCGAGTTCGGTATGGGTGGCGGAGGCGGTGTCACCATCAATGTGCAGGGTGGAGATCCTCAAGCCGTAGTTGACGCTTTGACACGCTGGTATCGCCAAAATGGGCCTTTGCCAGTAAAGGTTGCCTAATGGCTGTTCCTGCTTACGAATTGACCGTAAACGGCAACAGCGTTAGCAACGTCCAAGGATTTACGTTTACAAAGGGTCGCACAAAGATTAGTGACCCGTTGCGCGCTGGCACTGGCGTTATTAGCGGTCGACGACCTGATCTGTTGCCAACAATTACAGTGGGGCAAACCGCAATCCTTGTTATTCGTCCTGCTGGCACTGGAGAACTTGGGTATGCGTTTGCGTGGCGTGTCGCTGACCTTCGCATTATCTACGGCGTAACAAGTGCATATGACGAATGGGAACTCGACATCGAAGACACGTTTGCGTTGCTTGGTCGTGGCGACGTGTCAACTTCGTGGGCTGACGGTGACCCTGTTTCTACAGCGATTTTTAATGTCACCAACCAATACGGCATTGGCTTGACCGTTGCTATTGCTACTAAGTCTCTTGTTTCGGCTCAGACCGTTACAAACCAAAACGGGCTTGACGTGCTTTCGCAGCTGGCCATTACTGAGCAGGCTCGTTTTACAACTCAAAGCCCATCAGGGCCTAATTTCATCACCCTGTATGGGCGTGGCTGGCAAACACAGCTCACAACGTATGACGCTTCTGATGACAACACAGGCACTAACCCTCTTGTTTACACGGCTTTGGACTTTGCTGGTTTGGCTGACAACTATGCGAACAAGGTGATTGTCAACCCTGAGGGGTTAGCGCAGCAAACATCTGGTAGTGGCAATTATTCAATATCGGTGCCGTCGTATAGCCGTAACACTAATGACGCTTCAAACCTTGCGTCTTTCCTTGTGGGTGTTTACAGCCAACAGTCCGGGCAGCCGTCTCGTATTAGTTTGAAAATTTCTGCACAAAATACGACCACAAAGAAAAATAATGCAATGGCTATTTGTGATCCGATTTCGCAGGTTCGTGTCAAGTTTCGTGGGTCAACGTATTTGGCGATTGTTGAGGGTTACACAATTACGGGTCTAGTGGATGACGTGTTGGTGTCGTGCAGTTTGTCGTCGCCGTCGTTTTATCCGCAGTTCATTCTTAACAGCGCCGAATTTGGTGTGTTGAATTCAAACCGTCTTGGTTATTAGGAAAGTAAGGTAAAAGTATGAGTTATCCATCATTCGCTTCGGGCGACGTTTTGACGGCTGTCGATATGAACGCTGTCGGCTTGTGGAAGGTGGCGAGCGGTACTTTGTCGCTGACCACCACTCCCAGCAATGTCACGGGCGTTTTCAGTTCGGACTACAAGCAGTACCGGTTGCTCTTAAACGTGACAAACAAATCAGGCTCAATCCGTGTCGACATGAAGTACATCGTGGGCACAACGGCCACAAGCTCTGCCTACTATCAGGCAGGCATTGGTTCTGACTACGGCGCAAACGCAACCCTCTACTATCAGCGATCAGCAAACGATAGTCAATTATATGGGGTTCAAAGTTCCGCGTTATTGTCTCAGTCTCTCGACATTTACAACCCGAACAAGGCCGCGCTAACAATGCACCACGGAACCCTTGTAGACGCAAATACAGGCTTTCCGTACATGGTTGGTGGCAGTCAAAACTCAAGCACTCAGTTCACAGGGTTTCAGTTGTTTACAAGCTCAGGAACTGCAACGGTCGAATATCAAGTGTTTGGATACCAAAACTAATGAGCAACACAGAAAAACAAACCGTCCATGACTGGTCATCAGGCAGTCTTGAAATCTATGAAATAGACGCACCAATCGAGGAGACACATGAACCGCCTGCTGATAACGCTGACGCTCTGCCTGACCCTGAGTAGTTGCGCTGACCGTGTCCGCGAAAACTGCGAAACCACCAAAGCCAACGGCCTACTAGAAAGACGCTGCCCATGAAACCCGAAAACCGCCTAACCAACGAAGAAATCAAAGCCCGACTAATTCTCATCGTAGGCGTAGCACTTTCCTTCTCATTTGTTGCTGCAATCGTCTCGCTGATCTACGGACTGCTGTTCGTCACCCAACCTCTCGAGCAGGCACCCAACGATGCTGAGGCTTGGGCTGTGCTTTCCCCAATGCTTATGACCCTCGCCGGTGGTCTCATCGGTTTACTCGCTGGCAACGGCCTAAAGGACAAGCCCAAAGACCCAACGACCACACCGCCAGTGCCATGAGAAAGTACCCGTTTTTCCCTGCGTGGAACGGTGAAGCCACAGACCCTGTCACCAAGAAGTTCTACGACCTCTGCAAACGCCGTTGGGCTTTCACCAACTTAGGCATGTACGCCAACCGCCCCATGCGAGGCTCAAAGAACCTCTCCGTGCATGCGACAGGCTTCGCTGTTGACATGGGCTACCCAGCGACCCGTGCAGGCCGTGCCACCGCACGAGAAGCATGGGACTGGCTAATCGAACATTCCGAAGAGCTGCGAATCTGTGAAATACACGACTACTCGTATCTCAACCCTAAGCAGGATCCGAAAGACAAAACCCCGTGGGGACGTGGCTACCGCTGTTCCCGTGGCGAAGGTGTCAAAGGCGTGAAAGTGTTTACAGCGACAGACAATGCAGGCACACCCGGCGGGGCATGGCTTCATGTCGAGGTGTCCAATGATTGGGAATCCCCTGAGGCTTTTGAGGCTGCATGGCGCGCCTTGCCTAAGCCTGTAAAGACTCCCTAGGGGCTTGGTCTCTCCTAGGGGCTAGGAGGGTTGGGTGTGTTGTTTCTCCCCCACTCCAGCCCTCCGCTTTCGTAATGCTTGACTTGTGTAAACACGGCGGGCATAATGTTTACACGGGCGACCAAGCGCCCCCAAACAAAGGAGACATCATGTTCGATGACTTGCCACTCTTCCGCAAAGAAG